CACTGGACGAAGGAACGGGTTGTAAGCGTAAAGACACGATCGATGATAAAAGGACGGACGAACAGCCCGAAAGGGAAGGACGGCCTGAGATCGGGGATCGTGATCTTCAACGAGATCCACCAGTACGGGAATTACGACAACATCAACGTATTCACGACGGGACTAGGGAAGAAGCAGGATCCGCGTAGGTCGTACTACACAACGAACGGCGATGTCCGCGACGGCCCGCTAGATGACCTGTTGGCGGACTCCGAGGACATCCTGAGAGCCGGAGCTGATGATAATGGCCTGCTGCCGTTCATCTGCAAGCTCGACAAGCGGGAAGAGGTGGACGATGAAGCGAACTGGACAAAATCGAATCCATCCCTGCCGTATCTTCCAAACCTGCTGGACGAGACCCGGAAGGAGTACCGCGAGTGGAAGAAGAACCCCGACCGCCTGCCGGCATTCCTGAGCAAGCGGATGAATCTGCCGGATCTGGCGAAGGATACCGCTGTTACTGACTGGGAATCCATCGCGGCGACGAATCAGGAGATCCCGGACATGACCGGGAAGAGCTGCACAATCGGGATTGACTACTCAAAGACCACGGACTGGATGGCGGTTGATATCCACTTCCGCGACGGAGACCGGAGATACGATATCTGCCACGGCTGGGTGTGCAGTCAATCGCGGGACCTGCCGAAGATCAAAGCACCATGGAAGACATGGATCAACAACGGCCTGCTGACATTCGTCGATGATGTGGAGATCCACCCGTCGATCGTTGCAGAGTATGTGCAGGAAGCCGGGAAGAAGTACAACATCCAGCAGGTAGGCGTCGACAGCTATCGGTATTCGCTGCTATCCGATTCGCTGGCAAAGGTCGGCATCTCGACGGAACAAGGGAATCTGACACTGGTAAAGCAGCGGGACATCCTGAGCGTCGTTCCGGTGATCGACCATTGCTTCATGGAGCGGTATTTCGCCTGGGGCGACAACCCCATGCTGAGATGGGCGACCAACAACACGAAGCTGATCAAGTACGGAAGGGATGTCGGCGCAGACAAGGGTTCATATGTCTACGCGAAGATAGAAGCGCATGCACGGAAAACAGACCCGTTCATGGCGTTAGTCGCGGCGATGTGCGTTGAGGAAAAGATCAAGATGCCGGCGCCGATGCAGGTTGTCAACATCATCACATTTTGAAAGGGGGTGAAGCAATGGCATGGTTCAACACATTTCTCGAGAAACTGTTTCCAACGACTGAGCATATCGGAGGCGATCCGCAGTCAATTGTCATTGACATCCCGCCGGAGGTTTACTACGAATCCCTGGCAATCTATACAGCGTCATCCCTGATCAGCAATGCGATCGGCCATTCGGAGGTAAGGACGTACCGGAACGGAAAGCCTGACCGGTCGACGGATGATTATTATCTGCTCAACGTTGCGCCGAACAAAAATGAAACGTCCAGCCTGTTCTGGCATCGTGTTATCAACAAGATGATCTATGACGGCGAGGCGCTGATCGTAGATGCCGGAGGGGCGCTGTACTGTGCAGACTCATTCACACGGAACGCTGAGCGGCCGATTCTGGGCGACATCTACGGGAACGTAACGGTTGGAAATTTTACCTTCAACCGGATATTTACACAGGACGATGCCTATCTGATCCGGCTGGACAACATCCGGGTGCGGCAGCTGATTGACGGCATGTATTCGCAGTACAAGGGAATCATCGCATCAGCAGCAAAGGCCGTGCAGAAGGGGAATGGACAGAAGTATAAACTCCACATCCAGGGCACAAAAGCCGGAGATGAGGAGTTTAACAAATTTTTCGCCGACACCATCAGCAAACAGCTGAAGGCGTATCTGGAAAATGACAACGCAGTGTATCCGGAATTTGACGGATATGAGCTTGTGTCGGATCCAGTAGCGGAGAAGATGTCCGGCGACCATTCGGCGGCATTCCTGGCACTGAGGAAAGACCTGTTTTCTATCGTGTCCGCGGCGTTCCACATACCGGACAGCATGATGTCCGGGAACATCACGAACATGACTGATATCGTCGGATCGTTCCTGACCTTTGGTGTGGATCCATACGCGGATGTAATCAGTGAGGCGCTGAACAAGCGTGGAACGTTTGACAATTATCGGCGCGGCGACTACTACGTGATGGACACATCATCCATCCTGCACCGCGACCAATTCGCAGTGGCCGCCAATGTATCAAACCTGATCTCATCTGGCGTCAAGAGCATCGATGAGGTGCGCGAGATGCTGGGAGATGCCCCGCTCAACACCGAGTGGAGCCAGAAGCATTTTATTACAAAAAACTTCGCGGACATCGCGGGGGGAGAGGAGAAAGCAAGTGAAACAATTTTACCAGATAACGCATGACGAACAGTCACGCACCGTGGATATTGATATCTACGGGAACATCACATCGTACCCGTATGTGGACGAAAGCACCGGCGAACAGCACGGCGTGTCGTCAAAGGGGCTGAAGGCTGAGATCGATGCCGTTCAGGCGGACACGATCAATGTTTACATCAACTCTAACGGCGGAGATGTTGCTGAGGCAGTCGCGATCTGCTCGGCGCTGAGCCGGAACCCGGCAAAGGTGCATACGTACTGTGATGGGTTCGCCTGCTCGGCGGCCTCCGTGATCTTCTGCGCGGGGGACCAGCGGACGATGGGCAAGCTTGGATTACTGATGATCCACAATTGCAGCGTGTGCAGCTGGGGACTAATGAACGCGGATGAGCTGCGGAAGATGGCAGACGACGCAGACAAAGTAAACCAGGCATCCATCACGATGTACAAGGCAGTGACCGGCATGGGCGAGGAAGAAATCCAGAAGCTCATGGACGCTGAGACGTGGATGACAGCAGAGGAAGCGGTGAAGTATGGCTTCGCGACGGACATCGCAGACGATGATGAGGGCGAAGAGGGTGCAAGCCAGTCGGCAATGGCAGCGATCCATCAGCGCATTATTGAGGCACCCGCTGAGACACTGCTAGAAGCACGTATTTCGGCGATTGATGCGAAGATGGACAATTTACTGTCCGCGCTCGCAGAATCGAAACCAGTCAACAAAGGCACAGTCACAATGGCACAGAATGCAAAGAGAGTGTTTGCTGCAATCATCGCAAAGGAGGAATAAATAATGCTGAAGAACAAAACTATAATCAATGAAGCTGCATCTGAGATGATGCGCGTATTTACTGACGAGAATGCAACGGATGAGGCAGTGCAGGCGGCGTTTGACAAATTTGGAAACGCAATCGCTGCATCTGTCGGGCAGGATTATCTGTCAGCGAACGGCGATGCCACCATTCTGGCACAGCGCGGATTCCGTCAGCTGACCAATGAGGAGAAATCCTACTATCAGAAGATCATCGATGCTGGCAAAACGAAGACCCCGGTACAGTCCTATATCGGACTTCCGGACACTGATAAGGTGATGCCGGAGACCATCATCCAGGATGTGTACAAGGACCTGACCGAAGAGCATCCGCTGCTCAGCCGCATCAACTTCCAGAACGTGTCCTACCTGACACGCTGGATTCTTAATGACCACACCGCGCAGACTGCTGCGTGGGGTGATGTGAATGACGAGATCACGAAGCAGATCACGTCCGCATTTCGTGTTGTTGAGGTCAATCAGTGCAAGCTGTCCGCATATGCAATCATCGAGAAGGACATGCTCGATCTCGGGCCGACCTTCCTGGATAACTACATCAGGACATTCCTGAAGGAATCCCTTGCTTGTGCGCTGGAGAAGGCAATCATCTCCGGAACCGGCCTGAAGCAGCCGATCGGACTTGACCGCGACATCCACAAGGGTGTGTCCTTCTCCTCCGAGACCGGATATCCGCAAAAGACGGCAGTCGCTGTGAAGTCTTTCCTTCCGGCTGAATATGGCAAGGTGCTCTCTCAGCTGGCGAAGACGGAGCGTGGAACAATGAGGAAGTTTGATCAGGTAACACTTGTTTGCAACCAGGTCGATTACCTGGAAAAGGTTATGCCGGCGACTACCGTGCTGAATGCAAACGGGACCTATTCTACCAACCTGTTCCCGTTCCCGACCGAGGTGATCAGATCGAACGAGATGGAGACCGGAAAAGCACTGGTCTTCCTTCCGGAGGAGTATTTCTTCGGGCTTGGATCCTCCAAGGACGGCATGCTGGAGTATTCCGACGACTTCAAGTTCCTGGCGGACCAGCGCGTGTACAAGATCAAGATGCATGGCATGGGGCGTGCATGGGACAACACGGTAGCGGTGCTGCTGGATATCAGCAAGCTGAACCCGGCATATATCACCGTGCTGCAGAAGACGGAGACGACCGGAGCCTGACAGGAGGTAAAAAACGATGCTGAGTAAAGACACAATGCCTGACGAGTATCTTGATCAGGTCAAACGGCACCTCAGCGTCACCTGGAAAGATACGGACACGGACGACCGCATCGAAGACATGATGCTCGACGCCGAGGTGGCGCTAAACCACATGCTCGGCGCCGAGGTTGACTACTTTAAGCCCGGGCTGGATCATGAGCTGTATCTGGCATATCTGCTGTACGCGTGGAATAACTGCCTGAACGAATTCGACGCGGCATACCGTACCGAGATCATCCGGGCACGGCATCTCCACGCATACCAGAAGGAGAGCGGCTCATGAAAAAACGTTTTGCAACATATACGGACGGTGTGCTCTGGGTATGCGAGCAGACAGCCGGAAGGTCGGACTTCGGAGCTGTGAAGAATGCCAGGGAAGGATCGGACATCAAGCAGATTGAGAAGCTGAACTATCAGGAGATGTCCAAGCGCGATCAGGATCAGGACTTCGCCAGCTCGCAGGGCCGGACGCTGAGCATGAAGGTGCGATGCCTCCTCCGCCCGTGGGTGACGAAGCTGAACATCGTCAAGATCGACGAGACATTGTACAGCATCATCAACGTTGACTTCGACCGCGAAAACCGGGTGATGTACCTGTATCTGGAGGAGGTGCGCAAGCTATGACGTCAGTATTGAACCATATAAGCGATCTGCTGACCGGGATGTGCGCATCCGATGATGTGCCGATGGTTGGCTGCTGGTATGGCGCGTGCCAGGAGACAAAGCTTGACCGCTGGAATTACTTTGTATTCAACCGCGTGCGGACCGCGACATCAAGTAACAACATCGACCGGGAGACCTTTTATCAGGTGCATGTGATCCATGAGGACTACATCCCGGAAGGCTACATCGATACGGTGATCAAGACGCTCGAAAAGACGCCGGGCCCGAAGCTGAAAAAGACATCGGACGACATCACCTATGACTACACTTTCAAGGGGAATTCGAACATGGTTGTGGAGATCGCAACCATCACGTTCGTGCACCCGCAGAAAAGGAGCTGCTGATGGGCTGGTTCGAATTTGATGCCGGGTCAATAGATGATCTGTATGACAAGATGGTTGATTACGGCGCAGGGTCCGGGCAAATCATCGATAAGGTTCTGAGAACCGAAGGCGCTGAGGAGATCAAGAAGCATATTGCCCGCCTGCTGCCGGCATCCGGCCGAAACTGGAAAGGCAAAGCCCCAGCCGCAAGATCGGCGATGCCTGGGAGATTCGAACAGGATAACGGCGAGCTGTCAGTGACCATCGCCGCCAGAGGGAAATACCACTATTTGTATTTCCCGGACGATGGCAGCAGCACCCGGAAACACGCGGGAAACAAACAATTCATGCTGCATGGAGCGGAGGCGGCAGCACCAAAGGTAGTTGAGCTGTGCGTAGGAAAATTAACAGAACAATTCAATGGAGGTAATTAAGATGGCAGGATTTTCTTCTACAGAAGTTTTTTCCCCTTATGAGTGCGACCAGCTGGCGATCAAGGTCGCCGGTGAGTCGGATTTCACCGAGGATGATTGCGTCGGAAAGCTCGAAGTTGAGCGCGAGACGAAGACCGTCACAAAGAAATGCCGGGGCTACGTGAAAAAGCGCAAGACGAAGGTCACCGGCAACGGCACGATCACACTGAGCATGCATGTGAAGCTGGATCTGTACAGGAAGCTTCACGCGATGGTCAGTGAGGGGCTTCAGGACGGCGTGTATGCGTTCGACAATTCGACGCCGATGCCGGAGTTCACCGTAACCGCACGGGTGAAGGACGAGGACGACAACATCATGTTCAAAGGATTCCCGCGCTGCAAGATCGAGGAAGTGGGAACCCTTTCCGTTGAGAACGGCGGGGATGAAGTCGCGGAGGTTGAGATCAAGGCGTCCTACATGCCTGACGATTACGGCAAAGGCGAGTACGAGGCACTGGCAGCAGAGCTGAAGGGCACGACGCTGACCGCTGATAACTGGATGACCACGTTCTCCAGCGAGAAGGCGCAGAAGACTACCGGCTGACATGATGGACGCAGGAGGGGAAAATGACTGACACCACAGTAGCAATTGAACTTGACGACGGCACGAAAGAGGAGGGAACGCTGAATTTTTACAGCCTGTACCTCCTCCGCGAGGGCGGCGACAAAACGAACGAAATCTATGAGAAGTATCAGAAAATCCGCCTGAATGGGGCGAAGGATGAGCTGGATTATACATACATGGTATACACCGCGTATGTGTGCGCTCATCTGGATAAGGATTACATGGATTATCCGGACTTCCTGAAGCGGCTGACGCCGAACCGGGGCCTGCTGCTGCGTACCGTCAACCAGCTGCTAAACCCGCAGCCGAAAAAAAAAGCGACTTCGCCAGCGCCTTCCAAAGGGCAACGAAGCCAGTAATTAAACGGGTGCGCATGCCACAATTCACCCTGGAAACCATTGAGGATAACTACACCTACTATGTGCAGCTGATGGGGATCCCGGAGGATGTTTTCTGGCATGCGCCTATTCCATTTTTACAGCGAATAGTGGAAAACAAGGCGGCATACGATGCATGGCATGCGTCGGTGCTGCAATATGAGAGGGACAGATGATATGGCGGCTAAAAATGAAGCAAGAATCAAATTCACAGCTGACACCGCCGAATTCAATTCGCAGATCAAGCAGGCAAATTCTGCTATGTCCGGACTCCGCGCCGAGATGAAGCTGAATGACGCGCAGTTCAAGAACACCGGCGATTCTGCTGAGTATCTGAAGCAGAAACAGAAGCTATTGGAGTCTGAGCTTGAAGCGAATGCACAGAAGCAGCAGGCGTTGAATGGCAAGCTGGAAGCCGCAAAGCAGATCTATGGCGAGAACAGCGAAGAGGCGCAGAAGTGGGCAACGAGGCTCACGAACGCCAAAACAGAGCAGGCAAAGCTTGAAGGTTCGATAAATGAAACCAGCGCGGCGGCATCGAATTTCAGCTCATCGGTCGACAAAATGGGCGACGAGTTGGACGATGTAGGAAACAGCGCGGAGCAGTCAGGCAGTAAGCTTGATGGGATGTTTGAGAAAATCGGAGCCGGTGCGGTTTACCGTATCGGATCGAATATCACCGATGCCCTGATGGATATCCCGAATAAGCTAATTGACGGGGCAAAAAAGGCCGTTGAAGTCGGGGCAAATTTTGAGGCCGCAATGTCGAACGTTGCTGCTATCTCCGGTGCAACCGGTGAGGACCTTGACGCGCTGACGGAAAAAGCGGAAGAGATGGGCCGCACAACCAAGTTCAGTGCAACCGAGGCGGCTGATGCAATGTCGTACATGGCCATGGCCGGATGGAAGACCGATGACATGCTTGACGGCATCAGCGGCATCATGGATCTGGCGGCAGCTTCCGGGGAAGATCTGGCAACGACATCCGATATCGTGACCGATGCGCTGACGGCATTCGGGCTGAAAGCATCTGATTCCGCACACTTTGCGGATATTATGGCGGCCGCATCGAGCAACGCCAACACGAACGTATCGATGATGGGTGAGACGTTCAAGTATTGTGCACCTATCGCGGGATCGTTGGGATTCTCTGCCGAAGACACTGCGGAAGCTATCGGCCTGATGGCGAATTCCGGAATCAAGGCATCGCAGGCAGGTACATCGCTGAGGACGATCATGACAAAGATGTCATCCGACATCAAGATCACGACCGCATCCGGGAAAGAGCTTGTTGTACACACAAAGAACGCCGATGGTTCCATGCGTTCGCTTTCCGATATCCTGAGCGAATGCAGAGAAAAGTTCAGCGGATTATCGGAATCAGAACAGGCCAATGCCGCGAAGTCGATCGCAGGGCAGGAAGCGATGTCAGGGTTCCTGTCACTGATGAACGCCGGGCAGGGCGATGTTGACAAGCTGGCGAACGCTATACAGAACTGTGATGGCGCGGCGGCGGATATGGCCGACACCATGCAGGATAACCTGAAAGGTGCCACAACAGAATTTCAGTCGGCGGCGGAAGGTCTGGGCATTGCGCTGTATGACAAGATAAAGGACCCGCTGACCGCAATTGTGAAACTCGGAACCGGTGCGATCAATACCCTTACTGATGCACTGACCACCGAATCGGCAACACAAAAATTCGCGGATAATCTGGACAATGTAAAGAAGAGCCTGGAGGAAACGAACAAAGAGGTTGGCAATGCCAAAGACAGCTATGCGCAGCAGTCTGCGGAGATTGATGTTCTTGTTTCTCAGATGTGGAATCTGAGTGACGCAGACAACAAGACAGAGGCCGAGAAGGAGCGCCTGAAAGGCATTGTTGATCAGCTGAATACAACTGTTCCGAATCTGAGCATTGCATACGACGGGCAGACAGGAAAAGTCAAGTCCACAAAGGAAGCGGTTAAAGAACTGACCGATGCCTACAAGGACCAGATTGTTCAGCAAACGATCATGAAGGGTGCCGAGGATCTGCTGGCGAAGGCAACAGACGCAAAGGTGCAGCTTCAGATGGCTGAAAACCGTCTGGAAAATCTGAAGGAAACGAGCAAGGTATTCGAGGAGCTGCGCGACAACGCCATGAATGCACAAGACGCATTCGAACTCAAAGGCTCCGTTGACGGCGTGGCTTATGCGAAAGAACAGACCGAACTGCTGAACAATGCTCTAAACAGCGGCCTGATCACGCTCGATCAGTATAATGATATCCTCAGTTATGTCACTGATGATTCGAACCAGTATGGGAACATCATAAATATTCTGAGCGGGTACATTTCAGAAAACACTGGCGACACCGAAAACTTGAAGCAATCGATGGGCGGTCTCCAGAAAACTTATGACGATGCGAATGGAAAAGCTGAAGAATACGCAAAAGCGGCAAAATCGGTTATTGATTCCACCAGTAGCGCATCTGATGCAATAGAAGATCATCAATTCCTTACCCTTCAAGATTACAATGCAGTTGACCATCTGAATAAAAAAACGCAGGAGAGTGTTGAAGCGCAGAAAAATAATCTTATCGGGATGAAAGATTATAAGCCTGTTGCGGATGAAAGCAAGACAGCCACTGATGAGTATTCTGACTCGGTGCAGAAGCTTACCTTCAACATTGAGGATGCCGCCCAGATGGAGCGCGACTATGCGCAGAGCGTGGTTGAAGCATATGACAAGATAGAAGCATCCACAAAGCAAACGCTGAAGTTTTCCATCACAACAGAATTTGATGGTGGCGAAGACCAGACGACCGAAAAGATTAATGCCAACCTGCAAAGCCAGATCGATGGTTATAAGAATTACGCTGAAAATCTGGCAAAAATCAGGGAATACTGCAATGAAGGAATTATTACGCCGGAATTTCTTACGAATCTTGAAAGCATGGGGACGGAAGGCGCGAATATCCTTGATCACATCACCTGGACAATGGAGAACCAGGGAGAGTACGGAGTTGAACAGATCCGCTCAATGTCCGAATCTTATATGCAGTCGCTTGATATGCAGGACCAGATATCGAACATACTAGCGCTGGATAAGATCGCGCTTGACAATGGACTGGTAGATATCGGATCTTCAGATGTCGATTTTTCAAATCTCAGGGCGGCTATTGAGAGCCAGCTGGGCGACGCTGATCAGAGCACAAAGGATTCGCTTAACAGCCTTGTAAATACCGCTCAACAGATAGGTGTTAAGATTCCGGATGGGCTGGAGGAAGGAATAAACAACAGCAGCATTGATGCTGAAACGGCCGTGCAGATGCTTCAGTCAGCGGTATCTGGGCAGCTTGACGGATTGGTAAGCGCAGCACAGAAGGCCGGGATATCCTTGCCGAAATCTCTTGTGGATGGGATTCACAACAAAACAGTTGATCCTGTGCAGGCCTTTAATGAGCTAATGCAGGAGATCAACGGAAGCACTGTTGATACGTCAGGCGTGTCAGCAGCCGGCGAAGCTGCCGGTTCCGCTATGACGAAGAGCATGACGGATGATGCATCAAAGGGAGCATCAGAAGCAGCAAATACAACAGTAAGCGAGCTGTCAAAAGGGATCAGCACACAGGCGAGCACGGTAACGGGCACTGTGAGCACGATGATGGCTAACGTGAGAACCATGCTCACGAATGGGTCAAAGCTTTTCGGAACAGCCATAGCACCGAGCCTTGACACGGTTTCCGATGGCTTTGCCGACATGGCGCGTGAGATTGGCTCATCCATGAAGCAGGCAGAATCATCTGTGAAAAGCGGGGTTGACAAACTTCGGTCGGCGCTGAATACGAAGCTCAAAGGTCCCGATATCGCAGTCCCGCATTTTTCTATGTCTG